TAGCCTGAAGCGTTCGGAGGGGCTAGAATCCTGGCCTTTCCCTACCTTCAAAGGACAACCCCTAGAATTAGTCAAGTATTCAAAACCTGTTAAAATCAACCCACAGTGGCCGGAAGCCCTATTGTAAATAAACCACACTCAAAGGAATCAATCATGCGTTGCGTTTGCTGCAATAAAAACTTGAACGATTACGAATCAACCCGTAAGCACGCCATCACGGGGGCTTATCTGGACCTGTGCAATGCTTGCTTTGCTGAGGTGTCTTCGATGGCTGATGTGCCCGTGAACACCAGGGAAGACCTTGCAAACTGTGTGGACATTGATGAATCGGTTGACAACGATCAAGACAGTCTGTACAATGTTCTCTATAGTGAAGACAACATTAAAGAATAATGTTATAAGTAAACTATTAACAGTTTACTATTAACATTAGACTTATATGTTAACTTTTAAGGGGAAACCTATGCACGTTGACGACGATATGAGCACCCTGGAAGGGGATTGTCTAACAGCCCTTGGTGACAATCACGCAGCACATGAGGAGTGTTATTACTTTGGCACTGTCCATGCCATTGTGGACCTAATGCGCTGCTATGGACGTGAAATGGTAATGTCTGACATTCAACGAATCATGAATGAATGGGATGCTGAAAAATGAACACGCTTATAATGCTCTTGCTTGTCTACTTTGTAACCCTTGGTGGTGAATGGATGGTCTTTTCCTTCGTCTGTTTCATCCTGATGGGACTGTTTGCGGATTGGGCAGGGGCATAGAATGACCGTAGGTGTTATTGTCTGGTTTGTCTTAGTTGTAATCTTCTGCAATGAAAAATGGTGATTCATGTCTAAGGTAATAAAGATTGAGGTTAAACGCTGCCATGACGCGCTGTTGTGGTACAGTAAGCACCTGAATGAAAAGTTTGACGTTATCTGGTTTGACCGTGAAGAGCACGTATTCTGGGTTCGTGAGAAGGACGAATACGCCGCTAAGAACTGGGTGGCTTGTAAGGATGCGGAGGTGATTGAATGAGCACACTGATAGAGCAGTTGGAAAACACACCAGATGTTCAGAGTCGGGCAAGGGAAGCGGCAGCCGAACTGCGCCGCCTGAGTGCGGAGAACGATGCGTTGCGTGCTGATGCTGAACGCTATCGGTGGTTGCGAACTGCGGGCGCGTGGGAGTCTGAAATTGGTTTAGACGCCCTGAGCAAATCGCCGGAGAAATTTGATGCCGCCATCGACGCAGTCATCGAGGCGTATCAGCGCAAGCAGGAGGGGTGAGGCATGAGCAAACACACATCGAAGACGTACAGCATTTTTTCTCACTTGGGGTATTGCCCGGAGTGCGGAGCAAAGGAAGACCCGACCAAAGTAAAGGCGCAGCGAGACGAACTGTTGGAGGCGTTGAAGAACTTGGAAAAAGAGTTCCGTCAGGTCTACCCGATTTACTACTACGCAGAGCCTTGGGGCCACGAAAGCAATGTTCCGTTGCAGGCGGCCCGCGCAGTCATCGCAAAGGCTACAGGAGAGCAAGCATGACAACACTTCATGAAGCAGCGCAGCAGGCGCTTGAGGCGTTGGAGATGTGGGTCGAAGGCCCTTTCGACTCCTCAACCCGCAAAGGCGCACAAACGCGAACAAGCGTTGCCATCACCGCCCTCCGCACCGCGCTTGCGGAGCCTGAGCAGGAGCCGGTGGCGTACATCCACAGGCAAGGCAATCATTGGGAAGTCTCGGAGCGTTTTTTGTACGACGACGAAAAGGCGCGGGGATGGACAGAAGAACCCCTCTACACCCACCCCGCCCCGCAGCCCGTGGAGTTGACGGATGAGGAAATTCTTGAAATCAATCGCAAGTTGGACGCAGTTTGTGCGCTCGGTGAAGCATCTATCGGAGCATCCGATTTTTTAGTTATCGCCCGCGCAGTCATCGAGGCGTATCAGCGCAAGCAGGAGGGCAAGGCATGACAACACTTCGTGAAGCAGCGCAGCGGGCGGTTGAAGAGTGGTTTCGGCCGCGAGTGCTCAACTACGTCTACTTCAGGCCGTACATGGAAGCCCTACGCACCGCGCTGCAAACACCACCCCCGCCGCCCGAGGCGCAGACTGATGGTGAGAAAAACGCTTATGCGTTTGGGTGGTGGGCGGCAATGCAGGCAGTGCGAGAGCAGCGCACGGAGTCTGTGCAGGAGCCGGTGGCGTGGGTTTGTTACGGTTTTGGGGGTGAAGGCAAACACAGCATTGACTTTTATCAGGCCGAGATAGACGAGATACCAATTGGAACCCTGCTCTACACCACCCCACCCGCAGCACAGCGCAAGCCGCTGACGGATGAGGAAATCCGCGATTTATGGAAGATCGCCACGATAAAGCCTTGCTATACGAGCGAACTCATCCAGACATTCACCCGCGCCATCGAACGCGCACACGGCATCGGAGGTGAAGCATGAGCAATGAGCCTGTGGCGTGGTGCCACGTTCACGAGGATGGAGTGATTGACGGGCTTCAGGTTTGGTCAGACGAGTACAGCCGAACACCCCTCTACACCCACCCCGTCCTGCGCGAACGACTGGGAGAGAAGAAATGAGTGCGTGGCTAATCGCTGTAACTGGCTTGATCTACCTCGGAGTAGCCCTGGAGCAGTTGTATAAAGGCAACACGCCGATGTTCGTGTGCTACATTGGCTACGCTTTCGCTAACATTGGACTGTATAGGATGGCATCTTGAACACTAAAATGCTGACAAAGGCACGCAGCCTGTGGAATAACCCTGAAGTTAGCAGGGAATTGAACAGGGCAAACATGAGGAAGTGGGCAAAGTCTGTTAAAATGTTGGGTTCCAATTGGTTGTTAGCGGTTCCTGTGGAGAAGAAAGTTGACCGAATCAAAGTTCGTTAAGCATATTGCTTGTGAGTCCTGCGGTAGTTCAGACGCCTGTGCGCTGTACGACGATGGGCACACGCATTGCTTTGCCTGTAACACAACGAGGATTAACGTGGAAGACACGCAAGAGACTGTGACGAAGAAGGCTAAGAAGCCTGTGACGGCTAAGGGCACGCTTAAAAGCATCCCTGACCGTGCCATTACACGGCAGACCTGTGAGAAGTTCAACGTCACGCAAGACGATACGAACCATTATTATCCCTACTATGACAATGACGGGGATTTGGTAGCGTACAAGGTGCGGGATGTTGAGAATAAAGAGTTTGCAATTCAAGGAGACTTCCGAAGTGCTAAACTGTTTGGACAAAACCTGTTCCACCAAGGCGGCAAGTACATCACTGTGGTCGAAGGTGAACTTGATGCCCTTGCTACTTACCAACTTACCGGGAGTCAGTGGCCTGTTGTGTCTATCCGCAACGGTGCTAACGCAGCACTGAAGGACTGCAAGGCACAGTTCGAGTGGTTGAACAGTTTTGAGAACATTGTAATTTGCTTTGATGCTGATGAGCCTGGACGCAAGGCCGCTAACCAAGTGGCTGAGTTGTTCGGACCAAAGGCTAAGATTGTCAAACATTTGTCGGGGTTCAAAGATGCGTGTGACTACCTCATGGCGGGCGCGACTAAGGAATTTGTTTCCGAGTGGTGGAAAGCAGAAGTCTATGTACCGGACGGTATCGTTAACTCGGCTGATTTGTGGGAGTCTGTTAGCACGCCTGAACAGCCTGCTAAGGCGCATTACCCGTGGAAAGGGCTGAACAAGCTGCTGTATGGCATCCGTGATGCTGAGTTGATTACTGTCACAGCCGGTTCAGGCTTGGGCAAGAGTCAATTCCTACGCGAGATTCTGTACGGGCTGTTGAAGTCTACGGATTGGAAGATCGGAGCAATGTTCCTGGAGGAGTCTGTACGCAAGACAGCACGAAGCATCATGTCAGTTCACGCTAACAAGATGCTGCACTTGCCAGATACTCCAGTGACAGGCGAAGAACTGAAGGATGCCTTCGATGCGACACTGGGGACTGGCAGGGTGTTCCTGTTCGATCATTTCGGTTCGTTGGAGGTTGACAATGTTCTGAACCGTATCCGGTACATGGCTAAGGCATTGGATTGTAAAGTTGTGTTTCTGGACCATATCAGTATCGTGGTGTCCGGTCAGGACTTGAACGATGAGCGTAAGGCTATCGACAACCTGATGACTAAACTGCGTACACTGGTACAGGAGCTCGGGATTACGCTGTTCTGTGTATCTCACCTTCGCCGCCCTACGGGCAACGCAGGGCACGAAGATGGACAAGCAGTGTCGTTGTCTCAGTTGCGTGGTTCGGGTGCTATTGCTCAGTTGTCTGACGCTGTGATTACGCTCGAGCGTAACAGCATGGCAGAGGAACACACTGAACGACACACGACTAAAGTTTCTGTTGCCAAGAACAGGTACAACGGTTACACTGGACCTGCGTGTCACCTGTTGTTTGACACGTACAGTGGACGAATGATTGAGGTTGAGGACACACTATGATGCAAGTTTTCTTTGATTTGGACTTGGAAGTTGAGTTTGACGTATACAGGGGCTATCCTGCCACCCGAGAAGAACCAGGAGAGCCGGGGTATGTCGACATTACGGCTGTGCGCTACAATGGACAAGACATTGAACTGACTGACAGCGACATGGACAGGCTTGTGGATATGCTCTTGGATCAGGGAGTGCTTGACGATGCTTGACATTGAAAACTTGGTAGCTCGGGTGTGGGAACTTGAGGGCAAGTACGATGAACTTCTCCGCAATCACCAGAGTTTGATCCATGAATACGAGGAACTGAAAGCCAAATATGAAAAGGCTTGTGTTGGACATAGAAACGTCGACGGATCACCGTACGATACACTTGGCAATCACTAAAGACATTGACAGCAAAGAGATTAAGGTATGGAAGGAAGCCGCGACCCTCGGGGAGTATTTAAAGGACGCTACGTTAATCATCGGCCAAAACATTCTAGCGTTCGATGCTCCGATCCTAAATCGTACATGGCAGACGAAGATTCGTTTGAGCCAGTGCTACGATACTCTAATAGTGTCAAGGCTACTCGATCCGAGCAGAGAGCAGGGACACAGCCTAGAGGCTTGGGGGAAGACACTGGGGAAGGAAAAGATTGACTATGCTGTGCGTTGGGAGGAACTGGCAGGACGTAAGCAAGCCTACAAAGGTGAATGCTTTGACAGTCCTTTTCCTGACCTGTTGGTGGAATACTGTACGGCTGATGTAGAAGTCACGGAACTGCTGTATAATCGACTGACAGAGGAAGTCAAGCGTAAGGAGTTCAGTCAGGAGTCTGTGGACCTAGAGCACAAAGTAGCAGCTATCATCGCGGAGCAGGAGCGAAATGGATTCAAGTTGGATCAAGAGTACGCAACCGTGCTACTTGTTAACATCAAGGGACGAATGGCAGAAGTATATGAGTCAATGCAACAGCGTTGGCCCGCATACGAAGTGCCCCGAGTCAGTGAAAAGACAGGAAAGCAACTCAAGCCGTTGTTGGTT